AAGCTTCACGGACCCCAACGAAAACTCTAATTGTTCCTCACCAGAGACTTGGTTAAAGTCCGGCCTCAGCCCCAAGTATTTCTCCGGGTTAGCATCTTGCCTAAACCCGACCGAAACCACGTTTTGAGATCGAAGATAGACATTACCGATTGCTGAGATTGAGGATGTAATTTGCCCGATTTGGATGGGATTCAGGGTCCCTTGGCTATCCTTGAAGTAGTGCGGATTATGCGGACCATAGCATCGCACCACCTCACGACCGTCATCAAACTTGACGCATTCCTGAGTGCGCTTCAAGGGCGTTATTTGAGCGATTCTAGATAAGTTTGATCTTTCTATATCCACTAAAACATCCCCTCATAACTATCTTTCCTAAACCCCAAGATGTTTGGTAGAATCCAAATAAACCGCAATATCCTGATAAATTCCATGTACGATTTCTTTAGTCACCGTGGCAGTAACCTCAAAAGACCCAATAATCGGTACGCTAATCGTGACAGTTGTCTCCAAGGGAAAAGGGAGGGTCTCCAAGGCCCTCATTACAATGCTATCCCTAGCTGTCTGTGCCGCCAACAGGGAATCAGCATTTGCCGGATAATAGGTTTCCGGCTGTTGCAAGTCCCAGAATTGTCCGTCAAACTCCCGATACAAATCCTTACACATCTCAATAATTTCGCCAAAAAATGACATTAGTTAATTCTCCTTTCTTTTTAATAGGCAGAAGTTGTAGTATCTGAAATTTCTATGCCACCCGGGGTCTTCTGACCATCATAATAATCACAATAAGATGTTCTGTCGTTACATCCTTGAACAAATCCTCGCTTGAACCCATCACACTTTCCTACACAATAACCATCCCCATAACCTTGCTTCTTACCCTGTCTATAAACAAGGCCAAAACCTACGATGAAAACAACGAAACCTGCAATCAATAGGGCTAATTGAAAAAACATTACTTAATTCTCCTTCTATTAATTATATCTTTTACAGTACAATAATTATTTTCTCTCTTATATCTAATTAAAATTATTAATTATCCCCAACATATTCCGTTTCATCTATACCATGAATATCAAGATCGTAACCATAACTATCCCAATATTCAACAATTTGATCAACTGATCCGCTTGCTCTTCCTTCATATTTTTCTGCCAAAGAAAGGTATACTTTTGCAATCTGTTTTTTATCCAGTTCTATTGCTCCAGGGATTTTCAAACTAAATGTAGACGAAGCTGACTTTGCCGCCAATGATCTACAGGCATCTGCCGCCGCAAGCCAAACACTATCACTATTCTGTTCTAAAAACGCATCAATACTGTCATCATCAAACGTATAATCATCTGAATCAGTATCGTAACATAAAAGCCTAACTTTTCCCCGGTCTGTGGTTGCGTTCATTGTAAACGACATATCTTATTCCTTTTTCTTTCTTCGGACAGATTTTTTATCTTGCAACTTTTTTATATCTTTTCTTAGTAAATCTATTTTCTCAATCAAAACCATATTTGAAAGAAATTGCCCTAAAAACCATGCTTCATGCCTTGTAGTCACACGGTCAGTTGAGAAGTAAGTTTTTGTATTCTCCCCTTTAAGTAAAGACTCTAATATTCTTTCAAATTTTCTCATTTTGGAGTTCCCTCCTTTAACCCTTCAATTTCCATAGGATGAAGGAATTGCCCCAAATCAGTATTATACTGCCATGTATCTGGCACATTCAATCTTTTTTTCTCATGTAATAAAACATTTTGAATTTTTGCTTTTAATAAGTCCGTTTTAAGTCTGGTATTTTCTTCCTCCAATCCTTTCAATTTGTTTTCTTCTAAGATTCCTTCCATACGTTTGACTTCTGCCATTAAAGCCTGTATCTGCCACTTGACTTTCTCATCTGCTATTCTCATTTTTGCTCTCCTTGAATCTCTTACTTTACTTCTTACCCCCACTCCATCAGGATTTGTTAATAAGTCTCTTGAAGGAGTAAACCAAGGGGCCAACCAATGACTATATTTCAAATAAAATTCTGCCTCCTCAAAAGGTAATTCATTTCTCAATCTTGCTAAAGCAATATTGAACATCGTGACAGCCAAAGGTGTTTGCCCATCATAATGACAAAGCATTTTTGAGCAATGTACAGCCGCCATCACCGGATCATTATCCATCAGATTAATACATGCATGAGTTCTTAATAATGTTTCATCTGGGCTTTCTATTAAGGCTTTTGTTAAATATTTGTTCCTTTTTACCCAGTCTTTTTCTCTTAAGCTCTTCCCAAACCAAAATGAGGTTACAACCCTTGGCCAAATCACTTTATATAAAAAGGTTAAAACTAATAAAATAGTAAACCCCATAATAAAAGGAGTAGGAATAAAACTGATTTTTGCCCCTCCTGATAAAACTACAATAGAAGCAGAGGTAACCCAAAAAACCAAGCCTGAAGAAGTTATCCTTAAGGCAAAGAAGAAGAAAGAATTAATCAATATAGCCACTAAGGAGGTCAATAAAACCAACATTAATTGTCCATCAATTGTCCCCCACTGAGTAGATAAAAAGCCAAATCCCATCCAAAAAACCATAAATAAAAAAGCTATAAATAAGCAAAATCCTATTGCTCCAAATTCAACAAGATGTTCTAAAAAATCATTATGGCATTCCCTTGGTTGTGGGGTTATATATCTATCTTTATCTAAATAATTCGGATGTTTGTCATTTATTTTGGCTTGATATCTATATACATTTTTTCTGTAATACCAAAATCCCCCACCAAATATAGGATTTTCTTTTATCATTTCCCAAGCTGACCACCAATAGCAAAATCTATATCTCAATGTTGCAAACCAAATTTGAGGCCCCTTTGGGTCAATCTTACTTCTCCAAAACTTATCCCAATTGAGATGTAAAACTGTCCCTGCAAATATAGCTCCTAATATAGTCAGAGCAATTCCCAAATTTAAAATAGTCTGCCAATTTTGAAAATAAGCATTAACAAGAATAAAAAACCACAGAGACCCCAATATACCTAACTGCCCAGCCCTTGACTTAGATTTTAAAAATACAATATAAATAATACCAACTCCAACTGAAAGAATTATCCAATGTACTTGCAATGCCACAAAAAAGACAAGCCAAAAAGTTGAACAAAGGAAAGAAGATAAATAATTAGAGTTCCCTATTGTTCCTATTGCACTCCTTATATTCCCCCCTCTTTTAATGGTATTCGGAAATAATGGATCAATTCCTTTAGTTTGTAGAATTGAATAAATAATATTTACCGCTACAGTAATCGTAAATCCTATACACATTAAAAGAACTATTTCTTTCGTTAAAAAAGCACAGCCCAAAAGAAATGTAGCTAAAAAAGTTACCTGTAACCCAAATTCTTTTCTCCCATTATGTATTGGGCTTGTCCATAATAAAACCAAAACCATATATCCTAAAAAAACAAGTATAATAAAACTGGGAGCAGAGACAGGAAATATTCCCTGACCTACTCCCAGGATTATGCCCAAAGTGGAGAGCAAACTCAGGGCAAGTAGCTGTGGTAAACCAAACGCATTAAATGTAATTCTCGGACCGAACACCAAAGGAACTAATCCTATCAGGAAAAATAGATATTCCATATTTTTGCTCTCCTTATTTTTTAATCTCCGTTTCTTTTTTTAATTGCCTTTAAAATTAAATCAGTCTGTGTTTTATATTGCTCTTTAAGGTCTCTGATTAAGAAATTTAAAGATTTGTATTGTTCCTCTAATCTAACTGTTCTTTCCCTTGTATCTATAACCTTTTTTTCAAGAGCTGGGATTCTCCCCCCTTTTGATTCCGCCCAAACATTCAAAAATGTTGCTGTACTAGGCACACCTATAATCACGCAAACCCCCAAAATGAATGAAATTAATGTCTTTCTTGAAACTTTACTTTTTAAACATAAGTTTATTTTATTCAAAGTTTCTCTAATCCCAGTTTGCGGATTATAGAGTGTGTCCTCAGTATCTTTTATGAATTTATTTACTTTCTCGTGACATTCTAAATCAGGACAACTCATGGAGAAATCTCCTATATCAGCATAATAGCGTAGTCGATTTGCATTGTATTAGTAGTATCTGCTTTATCTGCAATAGCCCTAAGCCTGATAAATGGGGATAATAACTCAACTTGTTTCAGATATACTCCATCACTATTTGGACCGGTTTTACTCGTACCAGATTTGACTATATATTCTGGACTGGTGCCAGTCCTATAAGAGTAACTAGCACCAGACTTTGTATAACATCCATCCCATCTTAAGGCCATGGACGAACCTGTAACCCCTAGGTCTCCAGTGATCCTGCACCATAATTGGCCATCTTTAAATCCTCGATTCATCGTCTGTGAAAGATCAATTATTCCACCAGAAACAGCAGAGGCCCAAAGCTTACCTGTCACCTGTGAAATCGAACCAGTTCTAATATCCATCGGGAACCCCTCCTTTAAGGCTTAGGTTCCTTCTGCCCAAAACTGTACAGTTGAGCTATGCTGTTGTAGAGTTCCATATTTTTCAAAGGCATAAACGGTAACTCCACTATATCCAGATGTGTCAACATCAACAGCATAAACATTAGCATGAGTTGTTCCACTCGAACAAACTACAAGATTTCTAATAGTTGAAAATCCGAATCTTGCCGCTGTAAAATAGGAACTAGTTCCCCCAATATTAGTAACACCAGCCATCTGCAATCTCTTAGCAGAAGCAACATTACTGGCAATGTATCCATTATTATCTTGTACTAAATTCTTGCTAATGGTTACTCCGCTGGGATTTGTAAAAATAGTAGTGCCGCTTATTTTGCCCCAAAAGCGTGAACCCCTTGCACTATTTGATCTTCGTGATCTTGCCATCTCTCATTCTCCTATAATATACTTAATAGTAGAGTGTGGGGAGGAATGGCGAAAACCGCCCGACACTCTACCTTATTAATATTAAGCAGTAGCTTTATAGCCGTGCTTGTCATCCAGTGCGGCCACTTGCCCATAAAACCGGACTTTATGTTTGCTCTTGATATCCTTATTAAACTCATCTTCATTCCCAGGTTTACTCGTAAAGGTCTGAAGCGGCCAGACTTCTGACCAGACAAAATCTGCCCTGAAATCACCAAGATACCAAGTAGTTGTACTTTGCGCCGTAATATAAGGAGAGGTCAGTGGAGTAAAAGCCCCTTTCCATATATTCACCGCATTTTCAGTGCCTTCCGGTACGAGAGTGCTTTTCTGCATCTGAACCGCTTCGACCCAAAGATCAAAAGGAGTAAGTAAAATTGCATTACTCGGATCAATCAGAACATAGTCTCCATTCTCATCAATCTGATTATGCATAAGTTTAAAAATCTCCCTTAGCCCAGCTTCCCCAAAAGGATTGCTTGAAACAGAATTGACCTTTCTATTCCCGGAAGCAGTCGTACGATAATATGCCGTAGCAACACCATCAGGTCTGAAAACATTACTATTAACATCCTGTACACCTTCAACAATCAGTCTTTCTCGATACTGAGCGGCTTTTTCACCGATTCTTTGCGCCCTCATTATAATCTGGCCAGTCTGATCGAAATATATCATCTCTTCCGTAATCGAAATAATCCGCCCATATTTGGTGTGCGGCACAGTGACATACTTCTCATCGATTAAGCTGTCGTTATATTCGGACCCTTCCGGCACCTCGTCAGGCATGTCTGCCGCCGTGAATCCGGCATAAGTTTCAGTTTTATGCTTTGCCGGGACAACGGTAACCAGCCTATCCCCGATTGTATTAACTGTCTTATAACCTTCAATTACTTTGGCATTAATTAGTTCCCCCGTAATCTGAGGAAACAAATCAGAGCTAACAGCTTCAGAAACACTCTTTCCCCCTTCACAAGCATACCAAATTTCCGCCAAAGAGAAATCTTCCGGTTTTATTTTGTTGTCCTTAATTCCTTCTTGAATAACCCGTAAGGTTCCTTTATTACCTTGGGCTTCAATCAAGTCTTTAAGGGCAGTCCCAGTTTTAATATTAAACATTTTTATATCCTCCAATATTTTCTATCATTTTAGAATCTGACTTAGAATTCTTATATCCACACTCGCACTAAATTCCCTACTATCACATACATTACCAATTTTATCAGAATCATCTTCAACTTGAGATACAGCCACCTTTTGATTGTATACAGTTACACCAGAACCGGCTGGAATAATAGAATAGCCGATTTTAGTGGACCTGCTATTTTTCAGAGGATAATTGAAAAGTCCATCTATATAAACCCCTATTACCTCTGTCACCCCCGCCTCAGAATAACTTGCCGCCACACCTAAAAAATAAGTTTTGGCAAGACTTCTATTACTGGCAAGAGTGTTTGTAACCCCAGAAATTTTTTCAAAAGGAAATATTTTCCAAGAAGCAGAACTTGCTCCTTTATCTCTAAGCCCGTCAGCTTTATCCAGAAAAATAAAATCCCCTTTATCAATTTCTATGTTACCATTAACTTCTCCATGAACTGTCAAAAAAGTATTTTTCCAACTTTCACGGAGAACCCTTCGATCATAATCTCCCATAGATTAACTTGCGACTATAGATGATCCAGCCAATCTGCTCATCAACATATAATCAACATCAATAGCAGAAGATTCAGCGCGAACACATCGGCCAATTCTACAAGTATCATGATCTCCATCTGTTCCTACTGTAACTGTAGTTCCTGAAACAGAAACCCCCGCCTCAATTGTTCCAGCCGCCACAGTATGACCAACTTTAACTGATTGAGAAGTAGAACTAGTCCCATCTTTAATCTGGGCACGAAAAATACCAGCAGTAGCAACCGGAATATCCTCAGTAGTCCCAGAAACAGAACCTTTCATTGCAACACCTAAAAAATTCTGCTCTGTATAAGTTGATGTCACAGCTGCCAAATCATCAGCAGGATAACCATAGTGATCCGTTTCAGCACCAACGATACAATTTCCATCAATTGCTACAAAAACAAGTTCCCCTTTATCAATAACTTTATTCCCATGTATCGGAACTAATACTTCTTTTGGATCACCTCTTAAATGTATATGTTTTGCCATTTATTTAAATCCCCCTTATTCTTTAATTTTGGCGAAAAACTCTTCTTTAACCGCCTCAATTTTTTCTTTTGCTTCAGGATCGGTTGGATCGAATTCTTCAGAAACAGGGTCTTTCTTTTCCCCCTGCTTACAAAGTTCTTTCCGATCTTCAATCGCCTTATCAATATCTTCGTCTTTTTCCATTTTCATGAGATTTTCACGAAACGTTTCAGTGTTAGCATAATCGGGCAATTCGGAAGCTTTGATTTTCTCAGCTATCATCGCTTCTTTCTTAGCCTTATTAGCCAAGGTTTCATACTCATCAAGCTTGGTTTTTAACTCATCTCTCTCCTTCGTAAGATTCTCATTAGCTTTTTGCAATTCTTCGTGAGATTTTTCCATCTCAGCCATTTTAGCCTGAAGAGATTCCAAATCCTTTTTCATTTTAGTAGTAACTTCCTCATCCTGAGCTTCTGCCAAAATAGACTTTATAAGATCAGGTCTTTCTTTTTTAAGTTGTTCTATTGTTAATTCCTTCATATCTTTTTCTCCTTCTGTATCTTGGGTTTTCCCTTCTATTGTTATTTTTATTTTTTTACCAGCCATTATTTCATTAATCTCAGATTCAAGATCATCTAAAATATCAGCAATCTCTTTTTTCTTGTCTTTTATTTCTTTATTTTCGTCCATTAAAATTTTAGAAATTATCTCCTCAGTATTCCATTGTAATCGAGAAATTTGTCTTTGAATTTCTTTTCCTTTTAGTTTATCAAGTAAAATTCCCTCATCCCTTTCTTCATCTTCTTCATTAATTTCTTTAAAGTTTTCAAATAAGTAAGTAGTAGTCGCTGCTGAAGCAACAAGATCAATACTTTTTAGTATATCAATATCTAATATACTTTCTTTCCCATCCTGATCCTTATAAACTTTAACCCGACTATTTATACTATTTCCCACTCCTTCAGGCTGTAGAACAGCAACATCTTTTATCAATCCCCAATAAACAGGGCGAACAGTAAGGTCTGCAAAAACCTTATCCCCTTCTCGCTTTGGAGAAGAAAAAATTCCAGCCCAATCACGAATGTCTCTTACTCCATCCCTATCTTTTTGCTCATTTTTTGAAGGATGATTAATAAAAAATTTAGCCCCATCGGCCTTACTAACAAGAGAATCGATTGCTTTATCTTGATAAACATACCCATTTTTAGAATATCGAGTACCAAAAACACACACGTTTTTAATCGTATTAGCCTCTTCCTGAATCTCTGCTTCTGTAATCCCTTTAAAAGGACTTTCTGACCAAGAGGAGACAATATCCTCAGTTCTTACTAAATGAGCATCTAAATGTTTCATATTCTTTCCTCTTTAATTAATTTTATGTTTCCAAAATTTTGGAACATCATCACTTACATAAGTGATTCTTGCAATCTCGCCAAGTGTTCCAATCCCCTCTTTTTTCTTTGCATATTCTCCTATTTTATATTTCTTCAAAAGATTATTTATCTTTGTTCTCACATCAGAAGGAATATTCATTGGCTTCCCAGTTCTTGCCCCCGCTATAGCAGCAGAAATTGCTCTTAAAGCTCCTAAATTAATCCTTCCTTGTTCGTCTTTATAAGGTAAGTGCCACTGATTTTTCTTCTTTCCATCTCCTTCAATCCAAAGAAAAGCACTTTTAGGAAGTTTGCTTTTATCAACATTACTCCATGGAATATCAGATACCGCTTCTTCCTTTAAAGAAAAATCATGTTTTACAAAACTTTCTGTCATTATTCCTCCTGTTGCCGCCAACCCTTGCAGATATGCTTTATATTTAGCCTGCCCGAGAGCCTTTTTATCCCCACAAGTATAATAATATTTTTTGCCATTTCTCCCCCAGCGGGAAAAACAACCTTTTGTATCTTTACCGATTTCTACCGGCATAAATCCTCTCAAAAATATTATATAAAATTTAACATTGTTTTGCAAAATTTTTTATAATATTTATAAAAAAAATTAAGTAGAAGAGAAATTTAATTTTTCTAAAGGAATAACTTTATTTCCCTTAACCATTTCATTTAAAGATAAATCCTCATCTTTCCACATTTTAAATCTTTTTGGGCCTAAAATATCTTCAACAAATTTATCATCCTGTGTTTTAAGCCACTGAGAATAACTTAGGGTAGCTGGAACTTGTCCGGTAAAAGAAGCTCGTGTAGAGGCCCCATAAACAGGAGGAATTTTCTCTCCCAACTCTTTCCAAGATTTTGTTATTGGGGACAAAATACAACGACAATAAGGATGTAACGGAGGAACGTCTATTGCTGTCGGGGGATTTTTCTTATAATAATAAGTTTTCCCGTCTTTACTACCACAGACTATGCAATTATGAACAAAAATTCCTTCCGTCAAGAAAGAAGCATCTTCCTCAACAGTAATATCATAAACTTCAGTTTTTTCCTGAACTATTTCAATAGAAACTATTTTAATTTCATCCATTAATAATTCCTGATACACACTAATCCCATAAATCAAATCCCCAGGCTTTAATTCCCCAATTTCAATCCAACCTTTCTTTGTAGCCACACGGTGATCAGGTGTAATCTTTAGATATTTCCCATTTGACAATTTAATCTTTAAATATTTCTCCTTCACCTGTTTAACCTTATGAGTAATTCTTCTCCATCTCATATTATAAGTCAAAACTTTATCTCCTACTTTTACATCCTCAATAGTTATCCATCCTCTTTTAGTATAAACTAAAGACTGCGGAAGTAGACATGTTCTATTGTCAAGAGTTGAAATAAATTCTACTCCCTTAAGAATATCTTTATTTGCCTCGTATACTTTCTGCTGGGTCTGATTAGAAACTCTCATTATCTCAGTGCGGGTTATAATTTCAGAATTTCTCATTAATTTTTCTCCGACTCCCCCCCCCATAGCTTGGCCTTTCCCAAATAATCTCCTTGAGGCTTTAGCCATATCCTCACCCTGTATAATAGATTGAGTAAGCCCTGCTCGTATATCAATCATGGCTTTCCCATAATTATTCATCATCCTTTCAGAATATTTGAGACCACCTAAAGGAATATCAATAATTTCATTGATTTGTTCTAAGGGGATTCGAGTTGTTATTATTCCTATTTTCCCGAATTTATCTTCTAGAAGTTTTTCATAAACTTCTTTTTCATTCCATGCGAATGAATTTAGAGTGTTTGAAAGATCAGTAATCCCATTTACAGTTGCATTTTTGAGAACGAAATCTATCTCATTAAGTTGAGCCTGTAAACGGGTTATTTGATACTGAACTCCAAATCCCTGCCCAGTATCAACAAGTTTTTGTAATGAAGTTGCGATTTGAGGCTTTGCATCATGATAATGTTTTACAATATTTTTAATTGTTCCGTTTTCAAACCTATGAATATAATGTTGTCTGCGTAAGAGAAAATCCCTCAATTCTATATTTACGTCTGCCATTTATATATCCTTCACAGGTAATTCCCCATTTTCCTGCATTTTTTTTCTTTTAAGCATTTTTTTTCTTCTTCTCATCAATCTTAGATTACAAGCCCGACAAATAGACTGATAGCCATCTTTCATGCCTGGATGAAAAGAAAATTTTGAAACAGGGAGAAGTCTTTCCCCTTCATGATCTTTATGAGTACATATTTTGTATTGCATTGTTATCTCCTGAAATATTATCCTTTTTCAAGTTCTCCTTTTATACAGTTAGTCCAATCAACATTACTGGTAAAATTAGCCTCCACTCCCCAATCGGCATCCCATAAAAATGCTTCTGAGGCGGGAACAGCGTCAGTAAAGAGTTCTGATAAATGCCAATAATCTATTGTGCCTAAACCAGAACATTGTCTAAAAATACATTGGCCTGGCGAACTGAGCTTGAAAATCTCAGTTTCCTCTTTTTTGTGAAGATGCCCAAAGTGACATTCAACCCATCTGGTCTTACCCCATTCAGTTCTAAAACGATGAGGAATATCATTTATTGCTCTTTTCTTTTTAGCCCCCACCAGATCGTGCATCCAAACAACCAATAGATTACCGAATACAACATGCTTGTATGGCCCCAGAACTGGGTCAATGGACACTGATTTATTTCCTTTAGCTTTATATACTCTTAGTAATAATTCGTGCAGCCACATATTCCCATGATGATCATGATTCC